GGAAGAACAGGACGCCTGGGTTCAGTTGCTTGCTGTTACCTTGAAGCAGAACAAGAACACAATGCTTATCCTTAAAAGCATGTTCTCCGAAGAGCTTAAACAACGCTACGGTCTAGAGTTCAATGCTTGGGATATCAAAGCTTTAGGTGGAACCCGCTTCATTGAATGTATCCCTTCAAGTGCGAACGCTCTAGAGGGTAACCGTGTGACCTTCGCTATCTGTAACGAGACCCAGCACTGGGTTCAGAGCAACCGTGGTCATTACCTTTGGGAAATCCTTACAGGTAACGTCTCCAAGGTTCAGAACTCTCACATGCTTTCTATTACCAACACCTATAATCCAGCCTTGGACTCCATCGCTCAACAACAGTTTGAGACATGCGAGAAATTTGCTGACGGTAAAACCTCTGACCCAAGGATTCTAATTGATTACCGTGGGGTTAGCTCAGACATTCCTCTGAAGACAATTGAGGAACGTCTGGAAGCTTTAAACTTTGCTTACCAGGACAGCACCCAGTTTGTTAACGTACGTGAGATTGCTGAAGAATTGGACGATGCTTCAGTTGACGTTATGAACTACGGTCGCAAGTTCCTAAGCATGATTGGTATTGACTCTCAGACCTGGGTTGACATTCGCGAGTTTGACCGTTGCGCTTTTGATGCTAGCGGACTTCCTTATGGTTCTCGTATTGTTCTTGCTTTTGATGGTTCACTGAACGACGACTGCACAGTTCTCCTGGGCATCGTTGTAGGCGGTAAATATGACGGGCTGGCAATTCCTCTGGGTATCTGGTCTAAGCCTCCCAAATCGGCTGGAGAGGCTTATGAGAACTATCGTGTGCCTAGGGAGGACGTTGACAAAAGGGTTGAAGAAATCCACAAGCTTTACAAGGTCATTGCTTTCTTCGCTGACCCTTCACATAAGAAGGACAACAACGGTGGAGGCTCCTACTGGATGCCTTACATTAACAGATGGAACATTCGTTACAGTAACAAGTACCAGTTCCACGCCAACCCTGGAAAGCATTCTGTAAACTGGGATATGACTTCCTCTGCGCGCCAGAAAGACTTCCGAGAAGCGCTTGCTCTTCTTCAGCAGGAAATAACCGATAACACAGTTAGACATAATGGCGACAAGGACCTCCGCGCTCACGTTCAGAACGCTAGGGTCTCAGTCAACATAAATGGTGACCGTAGTATTAGCAAAGTATCTTCACAGTCGGACAAGAAAATTGATTACGCTGTTGTATGGGGAATTGCTTTCATGATGTACATGATGGTTACTTCAAGTAAGAAGACTCGCAAGAACACACTACGAAGCGCTCAACCTGCAAACTTAGTTAAGGACAATGATGGTTAATTTTAAATATTTCAAAGACGCTCTTTACACGCAGCGTACGCTCTTTGAGGAAAACGAAACCGAGTCACTTCTTGGGCCTACTCCAAGTAACGGTGATACCAACGAGCTTGGTGGTCAGGAAGTATTCCAGATTAAACAGTACTCAAACCACCCTTGGGGTAACTTAATCGTTGAAGAGTACATTAACCGTCTTCGTGTGCTTTCAATTACTGATGCTACAGGTGAAGAAATCCCTGAGCTTCTTGAGTGGTGGGAAGACAAGCAAGTAGAAAAGAAACTGGAGACAGCTCTTCGTGACTTTTGCGTGGGTGGAACCGGCTACTTTGAAATGTACATCAATGATGAGGGCGAACCTGACTTGGCTGCGAAGTCCCCTAAGGTTCTTACCGTCCTCTACAACGACATTGTTAATGACAAGTACGGTGAGCTAGCCTACGAAGAGTACACTGGTGCAGACAATAAAACCTATTACAAGGTTTGGGATAAGCTGAACGTTACAACCTACACTAACATCCGTGTTGACCCTGACAATCAGACTGAGTGGACTGCTGATGTAGTATCTTCTGGCCCTCACGGTTTCAAGCACTTGCCAATTTACTCCATCAACAACCTTGTCACATCCTCTGGCGCTATCATGGGAGACATTGAGTTGATGAAGCCTGTGCTATCAACCCTCAGAATCATCACCAACGCTTTGACTTCAGGTACTTACTGGGCTGGTCTTAAAGAACTCATCATCACCAACTTCGACAGGTCAGCTACCCGTGCTGATTCTGAGACTGGTGAACAGATTAACATCTACGACGAGTTTATGGATGAGCTTCGTCGTGGCGTTAACGACATTATCGTGCTTCCAGGTTCAGAGGTTTCAGGTCAGGCTGGTCCTGACATCAAGCAGACTCAGGAATCTAACCTAGCCGCTCTTGAACAGGTTTACAGTTCAGCTAAGAACACCTTGTCTTCCATCTCATCGCTTCCTCTGAGCCGCTTTGATACTTCAGCGACCCCTCAGAACAGTGACGGCGCACTACAGGCTAACAGTCCTCTAGACAACAAGCTAGACAACAAGAAGAAACGAGTCACCCCTTCTCTTAACTTGATCCTTAAAGATGCCTACCAGGGCATTACTGGTGAAAAGCTTACCTCAGGCTTAAGGGTAATTTGGGCTGCTTCCACACCTGCAAGCACAAACAACATGGCTGACACTGTTGCTAAGTTCGTTGCCGCTGGTGTACCTCTTCGTTGGGTTGTTGCCAACGTTGTTACAGGTTACTCTCCAAGTCAGATTGCTGACCTACTTGCTCAGGTGGGTGCTAAACAGGATGCTGAGGGTCAGCAGGACCAGCAGTTCCTTGACGCAGCTGGAGGGTTTGACGCTGAGGGGACAGAGTAATGGCTTCAACCCAGCTTGGTGACCAGCTAGAAAAAGATTTCAACGAGTTCACTGAACGCTTTGTTAAGTTTACTTCTAGAGCCTTCTTCCTTCTTGCGGCTCAGTATATGTCTGCCACAAATCAGCAAAAGAACCAGGTCTTTTTAAACAAGGCTTGGGTATTTGAGCAGAAGATGGAAAGCCTTTACAATGCAAGGGCCCAAAACCATGTCAGCATGTTCAGATATGTGGAAACTGGGGACCGCTATAAGGGTGAGTACATTGATAAAAAGCTTGATAGGCAGAAATTCAACACCTCCCTTATGATTAATGGCCCAGTCCAGCTGCAAAAGAAAGCAAAGTTACTGAGTGTCGCTGTGGATAACCTTCCTCAGATTGAGGTAATGAACACTTTGAACAATGTGGCAAACGAGGCAACCCAGAAAACACTTGAGATGCCTCGTGAGAACAGGATGGAAAGAATTTCCAGAGACCCTGACACCTCCGCTTGGGTACGAGTGCCCAATGGTGGAGCTTGTGATTTCTGTATGTTGCTTGCTTCTAGGGGTCCGGTTTTCAAAGCCAAGACAGCTAGGTTCAGCGCTCACGGTTCATGCAAATGTTCCGCAAGTGAGGTCTACAAAGGGTACTCTAACTCTCCTCTAATCCAGGAACGCGCTGATGAGTGGCTTGCAAAGAACAAGAACAGGGAAACAAAGGCCCGAAAGTACCAGTCTGAAGAAGCTTATGTGAATGCTGGACTTAAAAAGCCTGTTTCTACTGAGTATGTTGGGCGAGACGGTGTAACTAGGACACGAACTCAGTATGTTTTGACCCAAAAGGGAAGAGATATGAAAGCTGCTGAACGTTTGGCGGAATCAGACAAACTTGCTAAGATAAAGTTTGACAAGAATAAGCCTAAGTCTCGTCTAAGTAAAGAAGACGCTGCCACTTTTGAAAAGAAGTACTACGAAAAGTACCACAAAAACACTGAAAAACAGGATTACAAGTCAGCCATTTTTGGCGACTATTGATAATTTTTGATTTTTGCCGATACTATACGTAGTAAGTTAGTGGTACATTTGCCACTCAATTTACCAGGCCATAAATTGGCTTATTTAAACGTATTCAATAAGACTCTGGAAGACTATGATTACATCAAAAAGAACACACGGACCAGCTTTTAGAACAAAACTTGATTTGATGGGCATTCGCTTCATCAATGATCCTGATGAGACAGGAGCAGGTGCGGGCACAGTGGACGCAGAAGCGACACCAAAGCCGGAAACAGTTACTAGCGAAGATACCACTACAGACGTTACGCCTGTAGTGGACGAGAAGGAACCAACAGAAGACGTTGAGAACCCAGGAGGTTCCAATGAGGATGTTGAATTGCCTGCAAATCTTGAACAAGCTAGGGAATTACGCAGAGAAAACCGTACAGTCAGAAAAAGGGCAAAGGCAGCAGAAGCTTCACTATCCGAAGCGCAAGCTGAAATTGAGTCTTTGAAAAAAGGACAGGTTGATTCAACTGAGTTTGAGACAATCAAATCCTCTGTCGCGGAAAAGGATGCCGAAATTGCTACCCTAACTGAGAGGATTAAAGCTTTTGAGGAAGCTAAAGTCATCTCCGATAAAAACGCCCTTCTTGCTAAGTATAGTTTGACTGAAGATTACGCTGAATTCCTTGTTGGGGATAACCCTGACGCTTGGGAAGAGAAAGCTAAGAAACTAGCTCCGAATGTTGTACCTCGTTTTACTAGTACAACACCTGCAAATGGTTCTCAGGCGAAGAGTCCTACAGACACCACCACTTTTTCCACTAAAGAAGAAAAAACTGCTGCGTGGAACAAGATTAAAAACAAAAAATAAGCTTACTAAAAAGGAAAATTATTATGGCTATTAACCTAAACTTACTTAACACCCTTGTTCTTGAAGGTGTAAACGAGTCCCTCGTTCTTTCTCAGACAGTTCGTGCTGAAAAAGACCTCATCAAGTCCGGTAAAATCGGTCAGTCTGTTGACGTTGTTCTTGACGTTCTAAAAGACGTGTCCGTTAAAAAGTACACCGAAGCAATGAAGGCAGCTCAGGCTGACTACGACTTCGATGTTATCAACCTTGACACCGTTCCTGTTGTTCTTCAGGATGAAACCTATGCTGCTCTTGAAATTGACGGTTGGGACAACCTTGTAATTGACGCTCAGAACGTTGGCGACTACTCCGAAATCATCCGCGCTCTTGTACGTAAGGTTGTAGAAGACCTTGAAAGTGCACTTGCAACAACCATTACTGGTATCACCAACCACGCTGTATCAGTTCCAGCAGGAACTCTTTCAGAACAGGGTGAAGCTGTTCACGCAACATTCGTTGATGTAGCTTACAACCAGGACGACCTTGGTGTTGAACGCGAGTTCCGTACCGCTGCTGTTGGACGTAACGTTGCAAAACGTCTTGTTCTTAACAAGGACATCCTAAACGCTGACAAGTCAGCTGACGGTGGCCAGGCTCTACGTAAAGCAATCATCGGTGAAGTTTCTGACTACAACGTTGTTAGCTCTCCTCGTATCCCTCAGAACGTTGCTGTGTTCTATCACCGTGACGCATTCGCAATCGTATCTCGTCCAAAAGGCAAGATGACAACTGCTCCTTACTCCGAGCTTGCAACAGATGAAAACTCTGTTATCAACCTCCGCGTAAACGTTACTTCCCTTGGAAAACGTCAGGCAGATGGTATCGCTGTCTCCAGCTTCTTCACAGCTGCTGACCTTGACAGTGCAAACCGTGCATACAAAGTTACATTCAACTTCGCAACTGCTTGATTGATGTGACTCAATAGGGCGGGCCGAACTTCACGCTCGGCCCGCCCTATTTCCATACTACCTTAAGGATTAACAATGACTTCTGCAACAATTGAGGACTACAAAGTCTTTGCTAACGAACACAACCTGACTGAAGAAGAAGAGCAGCAGATTGAGTTCCTACTTGAGGCCGCCGAAGACAAAATTCTTACGTACACAAATGGCATGTGGACCAGCCGAGTTACAGGCAAAGATATCACTGCCCGATCAATTCAACTTGAGCTTGTACGTAACAGCTTTGACAACCAAGAGGGTACAATCTCTGAAGGTGTAGACGGTTGGAATGTATCAAAAATTGAAAGCCTTGTCTCTGGTCTTCGCTTGACTTATGAACAAAAGCGAGAGCTGAACAACCTGCGTACACGTAGGGGCATTGGCTCTATATCTTCCAACAAAGGCGGCGGTAATGTATTCTAAAAAAGGACCGTTCCGCAAACTTCAGCAGCCTGTGACTATTCTGAAACAGATGGTTACGATTGACCCAGCTACTGAACATGAGGATAAATTCTTTGTAGCTGACGAGACGTTCTACGCCCTTGTAAGCCTTCAGGATTCCTCAGAGACATACTCGGAGGAAAGAGACTACACGTACTCTAGAAAGGCCCTCACAGCCTTTACCAGGGTAGGTATTACCTCCAAGGACCGAGTGCTATTACAAAAGTATGACATCAATGGACTTCCTGATGGTCAGGAAGAATGGATCGTTGATGGAGTTCACTCAACTTACCGTGCGGCAACGTCTTCACGAAAAATTATTACCAGAATTAATGTTCACAAAGAGGAAGGCTAAACCATGGGTGTTAAATATGTCTTGAAGTTTGAAAACTTCCAACCAGGCAACAAGAAGTATCCTTACAACTACATTCTCAAAGAATCAGTTGGTGTTAGGCGACTTCTTCGTAGGGTTGTCAATCGCGTTTATAGTAATGTAGTTGATGATATGCTTGCAACCGTAGAGACCAGTACTCGTAAAAACGAAAAAGGTGTCCGTGAACACAACAGTTATATGGCTCAAAACACCAGAACTTATGTAACTGAGAATGCTCGCCGTGTTCCTATCGCATCCATTACCTCTTATGGAAAAAAAGCTGTGACTTGGGAAGCTAACCACGGGCATTTGAAATCTGCAATTATTCGTTCAAGGGTTAGGGATTAATTATGCCTTCACCAGTTGACTTTTACGCAAACATTCTTGAGGATGCTATCCCTAAGGTTAGAGCTTACTTAAATTCTGGCACTTTTGGTGCTGTCACAGTTAGTTCTCAGGTCAAAAATCCGGTCCCTTCCAAAATGGTCTGGGTCTCAGATTTAGGTGGTAACGAAATTGAAGACGGCCTTCAGGTCACAAGTCTCAGATTTCGTGTTATTGCCGATAAATTAGGTGACGCTGAACTTATGTCACGCTCACTACGAGCTTTCGTTCAGTCTGATCTTTTCATTAACGGTCCAATTCATGAAGTTGAAGCGGACATGAAACCAATATTAACTTCAGAACTAAGTGAACAAGAAAGACCAATGTTTTTCTTTGACATAGACGTTTACGAAATTGCCCAAACTATTCATATTTAACAAAAGGAAAATATTATGGCTGAACAAAACAGAAAATTTGCTGTTGTAGCAAAGACCGGACGCCTCTGCTTCTCAAAGCGTGGAGTCCAGCTTCCTACAGGAGTAGCTACCGCTGCCAATCCTCTTGCTCCAGGTTGGTTCAGTTTTGGTTATCTAAACGCTGGTTCATTGAACCTTCTGTTCCCTGATAACAACTCTGAAGAAAACTTCTGGCAGGACAACGACCCCTACGAAATCCAGAGTTCATCTAACCCTGAGCTTGACTTTGAGGGTAACCAGTTCGACAAGGACAACCTTAGCATCTTCTTCAACACTGTCGTAAACTCTGATGGTTCATTTATTCCTAAAATGGATGAAGCTGCTGAAGGTCAGGCTTACCTTGAAATCGTTCACGGTTCACGTAAGATTGCAATCCTAGCTCCTCTAGCAAAAATCAAGCGTAACGGTGGAATCAACTTGACTTCAACAGGTAAGTCAGCTCTTCCTATGAAACTCATCATGGAACGAGTTCCTGAGTACGGCAACGAACCATTCAAGTGGTTTGACCCTACTCTTCCAACTCTTGGTGGAAGCGATAACATCAACGAGGACCTTGAAGCTAGCGTGGTTTCAATTGTAACTGCACTCTCAACAGGTGAATTGGCAAAACCTTACACCATCCAGGATGTAGTACCATTCACTGTAGCTTCTCCAGGTAACACTACATCCGTGTTTGTTGCCAATGACTACAGCATTAGGGTTACTGTAACCAATAACACTAGTGGTGCTAACGTATACGAAACAATCCAGGCTCCACAGGATTAATAAGCTGTGCGGGTGTCAGGGTTTATCGTGTTCTTCCCTGACACCCGCACTTTAATCTCCAAAACACGATGACCCCTTAAACACGATAAAGGACACAAAATGAAACTAGTTATTCAAGCACTTGAAAAGCACGAAACCCTCACAATGGAAATTGTGAAAAGTACGAAGCCAGAAGACATTGGCAAACCAGGCAACCTTATTGCCGAGATTGAATGCCTTCACCTATCAGACTGGAAGACTCAGGAAATTGATGAGTACACAGTCATGGCAAAGAGACAAGTTCGTATGGAGTCTTTGATGAAAAAAGGTGTTGACACTGCTCAATTTAAACGTGCAGCAGCTGAGTACAAGAGTAACGAAATGATGGACCTTTTTGCCACCGCTGCTATTATTAAAGAAGAAGACAGGATTGCTTGGAATCTTCTTGGAACAGCTCAAAAAAGCGCATTACTTAACGACTACATTTCTTGGACCGAATCAGACCGAAAAGCTAAGAAAAAGTAAGGTCTAAAATGTCTTATGATGCTTACATAAGCTTGATCTTAAATAAGCCTTTTGAAATTGACTTAGGCGATGATGTCATAAAGCTTAGAAACATGAATGATTTTTCATGGGAAGAGCTTTATGATATCATTGACGATCTTTACAGCCAGGAACGTTTTCATGACCGAATGAAGACTTTGCTTACGACCGATAACTACAGTAGGCTTTCTTTTAATAACATGGTTGCTATTGTCGAAGGTTGGCAAAAGCACTCAGGTGTTACATTTCAGGAAGTTGCACTGGTGAGATATACTATAGATGAGTACCCAAACGAGCTAGAATACGATTTGAGGCACTTTCTAGGCATTAAAGGCATCAGGGGGTTACTAGAAGATTCTAAACCCTTAGAAGCCTTTAAAGTGGTCAACAGTTTATACAGACACCATGGCGGTTACCTACAAGCAAAAACTCAAGACTACAAGCACCCATTCAGTATTAGTGACTGGATGCTTTCAGATCTTGTTGTACTTACAATTAAATCCATGAAAGAAAAACCCAATGACCCGGTTGAATACCCAATGCGACCGAAAGAGAATGAGAATGCTCGTATGGCATTACCATTTGCTCATGAGGATATAGAACTTACACAGGATCAAATTGACGAACTTCTAGAGGAAGATATCTTATCTAATGGCTAATCAAGGCACAAGCGTAGTAGACACAGCGCGTATTCAGATCATACCCACCGTAGACAAAAAGTCAATTGAGGACGCCGCAAAAGATTTTCAAAAACGACTTGCAGACGAGTTAAAGAGGCATCAAACGAGCACTGACCCTCTGGCAGCTACAAATACTCAAATGATTCAGAGTTCCCAAGATGCTGGACAACAAGCTGGACAACAGGCTGGACAACAATTCAGTCAGGCCTTAGGTTCAAGCTCTCAAAATGCTGGACAACAGCTGGGACAAAATATTACTAGCCAGGTGGGTGCATCAGGTACAGCTGCCGCTACAGGTTTTGGAGCTAGATTTGTTGGTGCTCTTGCAGGTTTGGGTATTACTGCCGCTGTTGTAGGTGCAGTTGGAATTGGCCTTAATAATGCGCTAGATATTGAACAGGGTCGCTCAAAATTAAAAGCTCAACTTCGTTTAACAGCAGCAGAGTCTGAAGAATTTGGTAAAATTGCTGGAGACCTTTACAGCGAAGCTTACGGTGGATCGCTTGAGGAAACAAATGAAGCTGTTTATGCTGTTCTTGGTTCTATAAAAGGCGCACGAAACATGACAGCGGACGAAGTTAAAGGTATGGCGGCAGATATTTTAAATGTGACAACAACTTTTGGAGTTTCCACAGAAGAATTAACTCGTTCTGCTCAGTCAGCAGTAAACAACGGTTTAGCACCCGATTTTGAATCAGCAATGGACCTTATTGTTAGTGGATATCAAAAAACAGGTCAAGCTGGTTTGGATTTTGCAGACAGTATTGATGAATACTCGGGTGACTTTGTAAACCTTGGATTTTCAGCTAGCGATTCATTAGGACTAATTGACAGCTTGGTCCAAGCTGGTGCCAGAAACACTGACGTGGCTTCTGACGGTCTACGAGAATTTAGTTTAAAAGCTCGTGAGGGAAGTCAAGATGTTAGAGACGCTCTAACTAGGCTTGGTTTAGATGCTGATACATTAATTACTAAGTTCAATAAAGGTGGACCAGAAGCTAGAGACGCTTTCGCTCAGGTAACAAAAGCGCTTTATGAGACAGGTTCAGCAGCAGATTATGCTGCATTGTTTGGTACACAAGCTGAAGATATGTTCCAAGCGTTCTCATCTGTTGATATGTCTTCAGTGCTAACTCAGACTCAAGATATTAGTGGCGCAACTAAACAGCTTGGCGAAGATCTTAATTCTGCTTCTAACACTTCTCTTGTAAGTCTTCAAAGACAGTTTAGTACAACCCTAGGCGAGGTCATGATTCCTCTTCTAGAAATTCTTAACCCTATTCTTGCTGATATGGCTAGGTTCTTCACTGAAAACAAAGACGTAATTGTTAAGCTTTTGGGTCCTGTCTTGCTTATTGGTGGAGCATTTGCTACTGTAGTGGGTGCGCTTGCCACGTGGGCTTTGATTGGCCCGACTGTTGTAGCTGTAATTGGTGCGCTTACTGGAGCTACAGTTGGTTTCAACCTTGCTCTTTTGGCTAACCCTATCTTCTTGGTCATTGCAGCTGTTGCAGCTTTGATTGTTATCTTTGTAGCAATGGGTGGAACCTGGGAAACCGTGGGAAACATCTTCTTTGCTATTGGTTACGCCCTGCTGTCCTTCTTCATAGGTATGGCAAACGTAATCTTGTTCGTTATCAACTCAATTGTTGCGGGGGCCTTGTTACCTCTGTACACGTTCTTAGAGATTTTGAGCGAAATTACTGGTGGAGCAACACCTACCTTTGATATGCCTCAGATTGACTACATTCCTCTGCCTGAAATTGAACCTATGGCTAAGGGTGGTACTGTTCGTGCTAAAGATGGTGGTGTTCTTAAGAGGCTTGGTGAAGCTGGACGTGATGAGGCTGTTACTGACGCAGGTAAATTGAACCAAAACCTTGATTACTCTAACAGGATCCAAGAAGGAATCCTCAAAGGTAACAGACTTAATGGTGGTGGGGACACGTTCATCGTTAACCCTAGTGCCGCATTGGATGAAAAGAAGGTCGCACAGGCCGTTAAAGACCGACAGAATTGGGAACGACGATGAAACTCAACATTAAAAGCGAACTAAGATTTGGATTTGAGGGGGAAGCTCCTCTTTTCAGCGTGTTTGAAAACTTAAATAGAAGCAAAGGTTTTCCAAAAGCTGGTATTTCCAACTTAGAAAACTTTCTTGAGGCTGCTCCAAAAGTACGTGCTCGTTCCGAAGATCCAAATGGTGATGGTGACTACGTTGATAGCTTTTCCCGACAGCCTTCTAAGATGATTACGGCTAGTATTACTATATTAATTAGTAACCCTGTTTACCAAAACTTGTATATTAATAGAGTTAATCAGATGTGGACAAATGGAAAACGTCTTGAACTAACTCTTATTACTGATTATGGCGGCAATCAGAGCACTATTCTTACATACTCTGGTCTTACGCCTGAAGGAGAATACTTATTTTCAAGAAAAGACGGGGTTCTAAAGTTCCAAATGCAATTTCTAACTGGCTACAAATCAAGGGATGAAGTAGCAGCATACAGTATTGGGGACACCCTTATCGTCCCTTAAGCGTTTTGACCGATATTCAACCTTGTTAATAACCAAAGCTTAGGAACACTATGACACGAAAAATTGTATTGGGTAGAATCCGCACTGGAGAGATCCTTGTTGACGACCTACCTTGGACAGATGCCAGCTATAGCCTTCAATTGAGGGGTGATGACACAGCCGAAGTTAGCTTACCAAGTAGCTATATCAATGTGAGCGACCTAAGTTCCTTCTTCCGAACTATGACTCGTTTCATTGCCTTCATTGACACTGACGCAGCTAACCCTGTTGTTTATGCTGGACCAATTATTAAGAAACGTGACATCAATGAGAAGGGTGAAGTTGGTCTTATTTGTGGTTCCATGAAAGATATTATGGCTACAGTCCCAGCTATCCCCATTGAGTTCAGGGAAAAGGTTGAATCTCGCCAGCCGGTTTGGGATTTGAACGGTGCGCCTTCTTATGTAATGGGTCAAATTTTAAATGAAACACTTGCTGAAGTGAATGGGTATAAATTTGTGCGCTCAATTCCTGGAGTTGAAACACCAGCTGGAGAAAACAACGGTTTTGGGTTCCTTTTGAGTCCATTCTTACTTAAGACGGTAAGTGATATTATTAATGTCTTCCTTGATGACCCAATTAGGGGAGTTGAATGTAGGTTTGTGCCTAGATTCAAAGCAGGAACTGACAACATTATTGAATGGCCTATGATTGTTCAGCCTACAGGACAGCGTCATTACAATAAAGATGCTCCTATTATAGATGTCTCATTGGACTACAACGAAAAGGGTGGTAACTTAGCTTATACTCGCACTGGTGACCGTCTCAAGAACGCTAACTGGTGGTATGGTGGAAGTGAAACAAAGTTTGACGACGTAAACCAGTTGGATTTGATTTCCAAAAAAGCTGAAATTACTGACCCTGAAGACTTCCATCGTTTTAAGTCAATCAACTTTGATACCCAGCTAACAACTGCTGAAATCATTGCTCAGCTGACTCCTCGTGTTGCTGAGGAAGCACAGGAGAATAAAGTTTGGTCTGTTAGCATGGTCAACAATAACAGTCGTTTCTTCGGTCGTTTGGGTACCCAAGTCAAGTTCCACGGGTCTACTCGTATCAAAAATATTGAAGACACTGTCCGTATTGCTGAAATCTCTGGAGATTTCTCCTCAATGCAGGTTGACCTTAAAGTTCAGCCTGCCAACCTAATTGTTTACCCTGAGCTACCGCCAAGGAACAACGACGAGGCCATTAAAGACGCTATCAATGATATTCCTAAAGCTCCTGGTGGCGCTAATGGTGCTGGTGGATCAGACGGTGAGACTCCTGAAATTCCTCCATTTGTTCCTCCAACCTGGGGTGACGGAAGCAAAGTCCAGGTAGTCGGTGACCACGGCATGATTACTACTGAAATGGGAGATACTTCTTCTATAGTAAGATGGAATGACTACGTATATGGCCTTGACTATGGAGCTATGAGAATGGGCGCTAACGATATTGGAACTCCATGGAGGGTAACCACTATCAAAAGGGGTACCATATCTGGTAAAAACGTTACTGGAGTTGTAGACGCTGGTACAATACCTACCAGCGTAATGGGTGAAAAGCGTAGTGACCTTCTACAAAGCTCCGGAAACGTAATTGTTTATAGAAACGATGCTTTTGTCTTGGCAGAGGGACCACGTGCCGCTGAATACCTTTGGGGTGGGCTTTACGTTGCTAACAACAGGCTCTATTCTTACTGGACTCATTGCATTACATTTGCTACCACTGACAGGTCAGCGCTTGCTGGTACACGTTTCAACAGTTTTATCATGTACACTGACATCAAAGAAAACGGAATGTTAGGTGATACTTGGTCAACTGCTAAACCGTTCTACCTTTCTAGCGATATTGAAGACCAAGAAGGGGATGGTAAGCCTAAATGGTATTACCCTCTTGGTGCAAACATAGCTAACTGGGGACCAGATGGTACCTCTAAAGTTGCTTTCTTTAGCTGTGAAAAGTATGGCAACTGGACAAAGAATGCTTTAAGTACAATTGAGTATCAGTGGCCTGTATCTAAGACCTGTATGGTTATTGATTACACTAACAATCCAGCTGGAGACGAGTGGAAAGAAATTAAAGGCCCTCTTTTAGAACCAGTAGAAGATAACCCTGGTGGTCTAGAGACACCATTCTTAAATGCAATTGCTGTTGACGGTTATATTTATTGTTCAAACTTCTACTACTATGACTTTGGGACTAAGCGTCCTGATGGAACAAAAATTTGGAGAGCAAGAGCAGATGGGGACAACATTGGACCGTTCAAGATTTTTGCTCAAACAACTGTTACTAACAAAGATAACAACTACAGAACGCAAACCTGGCTCGCCAAACATAAAGGTAGAATAGTTGCCTCACTGTCTACGATATATGATTCAGGTAAGAACCAGTATGAAAACAAATTCCTGTACCATGATGACAGTCAGCCTGGAGACTTGTTTAACAACTCTACAAACTATGAACCGCCAACTGGTGAATACGGTGTTGTAAATGAAATCTTTACCCAGCTTTTTACAACATATGTACAGTCAAGTAACTATATTTACACTGTTCCTGGAAGCGATAGGATTAGGTATTACTCTAACGGTATTAACAGACCTGCGTCTAAAGCAATTAGAAGTGGTAATTATGCTCTAGTAGCTACAGTACCACTAGGAAGCAGAACTAATATGTGGACATACCACGAACTTCTAGTCTAAAAAGTAAGGCCCCAGAATTAACTGGGGCCTTACTTTTATTTTTAAAGACCTTTTGAGGCTCGTAACTCCTTGTAGTAAGCCTCAGCTTCTTCGGGGCGGCAGTTAACACAAGGAGTGTTGAAGCATGTTAACTCTTCATAAGCTTTTTCAAAGCCTATTGTGTCAACCAGGCTGGCAATAGCCTGTGCGTCCGCCAGTATCTGCGTTGACACTGGAGCCAGTTCTAAGGCTGTTTTAATGAACACACGGTAAGTTGTAGGGTCTAGGGGGTTTAATGCCCTTAAATCGGCTGGTAGGTACAGCCAGACCATGTAATCAAGGTTGTTAGCCGCTGCATATATGGCTCCTTGACCTAAAGCTTTACGTCCAACCTCATCGGGAAGCATTTTCCATTCAGTCTTAAGTTCCAGACCTGAATTTACTCCATTAATATAGCCATCCAGTTCTCCTCGGATGCCGTCTTTCTTTGTGCCGGTGTAGTTTGCTTGGGTTAGCTTGCCGATACTCTTGGTCAATGTAATGGTTTTCCTGTTGTAATAGTATGTCCCCCAGTCGTTCTCTCTTTTGCTGGTGTAGACATAGTTAGGAAAAACAAATTCTAGCTGCTTGTGCATCGTCGTCCCGGCTTTACTGGGATTGATAGAGCCAATATGAGACATTGAACGACCAGCATATGTTGCCGCAAAAGACTTTTGGCAGCCACCGTTAAGTAACTGCCCTAAATCTGAAGCTTTTGTGAATCTAATCTTACCTGATAAATCTGCCCTGTACCCGGCTTGCCCAGCTGGAGTGACTTTAGCTAGCGACTGCGTTTCATGCAGCCAAGGTTGGTCTCTAGTATCTGGATATGCCTGCTTTATAGTCTTGATGATGTCATATACAGCACTTTTAACTGTTTGTAGGGGAGCAATTTCATTCATTTTTAAACCTTTTCTTTGGGTTTGCTTACAGTATTACTATCGGGGAACGTTTAGAAAGTAAACATTTTCAAAGCTTTTCCGGTTTTGGCTGTAAACTCACCTTTTTATTTTCAGGGTCCGTTAGATATAAAGAGTAACTAAATAACAGGGTATAGGAAAATGGTATTCCAGGGCCGATACGAGGCTCGGCCAAGCTGTTTAGATAAACTATCTACTATTTATTTTGAAAACTATAGATTTCATTACAAAGATACTGATAAGAAAACTAGACTAGTGATTGGGTTAAATGTAGGTTCGAATCCTTCTGCCCTGACAACACGGTTTTTAAACAGTGACCGTTAGATATAAAGAGTAAAAGAAAACAACGAGGTTCCCGGCTGATAACTGGGAAAGCGAAAATATAGTTGCAACCATTCTTCTAACGAAGATGACAAGCCAGAATGATATGCTGACTTGGAAGGGGAGGGTCCACCGGCTGGCTACCGGGTGTAGTGAGACGGAAACGAAGACAAGCTTAACGATTAGAAGAACGTCGTGGTAAAGGCAGACCCGTACATGACAATCTTATCAATTATGGATATTTCCTGTATCTTCTAAGTCCCGGTCCTGGCTTCAGAATAATTCCCTGAAAGCGTCAAATTAAACTCTTAGTTTGCTCCCCTTGTGCAGAATTTCAGTGGACATTTTTATGTCTTTTCTGTACAGGGGGGTCATTCACCGTTGCACTAAATGATTGAAAAAGAAATGACATGCACGAACAGAAACCATTGTGCGTCATGACTTCAGGTGAAAGTTTTGGCTAACCCAAAACCAAGTTAACCCCGCAGGGGTTAGGCGGCAGAGAAGGTTTACCTTCTCGGTCAAGCCTAAAAAAGTTTACATTGTAAACAGGTTTTGGTAAACACAGGGGAATGTGCTGTCAACATGTTTTCCCGCTTGAACCATGAGGAAGAAAAGCGCTTCCTCATGGCCCGCGTGACCCTAACGGGTCGGCTAAAACATTTGTTAAAAAGCAAAACACTTAAACAGCTCTTAAACCGATAATTAAGAATGTAGATTGAGGAACAAATCCTTGTCCTTCTCTGCATTTTTTTACTTTTAATAGGGTGAGGGTTATGGGAAACACTGCTGAAATCAAAGAAACAAAAACAGTCAACTGGACTTTTATTATAGGTATCGCCATCTTCTGCGCGACCTTAATAGTTATTGGTGTAATGGCCTACCAGTACAACTACGACAAGCTATCATTAACAACTGAACGTGGGAGCGCAGAAGACTCTCCAATCATTGCTGTACTTAACAGTACATTTACTCTTTTAGGAGCTTTAGTTTCTGCTGTAATTGTGGCTGCCATTCCTCTTTATAAGATCATGAAGAAGCTTAATACGGTTGAAAAGCAAACTAACGGTAGGCTTCACACTCGTGACCATGCTCTTGACACTTTAACAAGCGGTGTCAAATCTCTAATGGGGGTTATTACAAAATTTGAAGCTAAGATGGATAGTTTTGACTCCCGACTTGCTGGAGTAGAGAAAAACACCGAGCACCCGATAATAGTAGTGACCAACGAAACTGGTGACGCGCCAGTTATCGCTTCTAACTCAGAAGTAGATTCCGCACAACTACAGCTTGATACTGTAGAAATGCTTAGACAGCAAATCAAAGACCTTGAAGAAAAGGGCAAAAAATGAATAAAGTAACCAAATGGATCCGTGAAGCAGCAAAATTTGTTGTTGCCATGGTAGGTGCTGTTGGTGTTACCACAGTAGTGTTAATCCTTGAGGGTGGAATTACCCCCATAGGTATAGTGACTGCCACCGTTTCGCTCTTGACTGCTCTGTCTGTCTATGGTGTTGAAAATGAAGTCAGACCTGAACCAGTTGAAATTGAAGATGAACGCGGCAGTTTCCTGCCAGAAACTTTTGGAGAATAATATGGCACAATACGGTAATGGGCTATTGCCTAAAGAGTATATGCGTACTTTTGCTGGTAAATATGGGCACCCAACTTTAATTGCCCACCTAAACGCTTTTGTGGCTGAGTGTAAAGCTAATGGTATCAACATTACGGTTGCCGCTGGTCAAGACATTTATCGTGACCACGCAGGTCAGGTGTACTGGAAGAACTACTGGACTCGTCAGGGTAAGCCAGGTAATGCTGCAACCCCTGGCACCTCTAACCATGGTTGGGGTAAAGCTGCTGACATCTCTGGTTGTGGAAACTGGGGTACTGCTCTCCACCGTAAGTGCGAACAGATTGCTGCTAAACACAGCTTGAAGTTTACTGTGGCTTCTGAGTCTTGGCACATTGAAGACATCAGTATTCCTGTCGTTGGTGGAAAAGTTAGTCTAGACGCAGGCTCTGTGTCTGGTGGTGGAAACCGTTTCTTCAACCGCGCTCAGTACCGCAATGTACAGGGTGGTTACCGTGCTATTGGTTACGACCTTGGTGCTGGCGGTCAGGATGGTATTGAGGGACCACGAATGAAAGCTATTATTCGCGATTTCCAGGCTAAACATGGTTTACCTGTTGATGGTGTTCACGGCCCTAAGACTGAAGCTGCTCTTGTTGCTGCTCAACCTAAAGCGCCAGCACCTACTCCTGCGCCTTCTTCTGGCGCAGTTCTTAAAAAAGGAAGTAAGGGTGCTGCTGTTACCAAACTTCAGCAGACCTTGAATGCTAAATATCCAGCTTATTCCAAGCTTCGTGTTGACGGAGACTTTGGTGCTGGTACCGATAAAGTGGTTAGAGAGTTCCAACGTCGTGCTGGTCTTAAAGTAGACGGTATTGTTGGTGCTGGTACCCGAGCAAAACTCGGCATTTAATAAGTATCAATTTGCAACCCCTTCAGCTTAACCGGCTGAAGGGGTTGCTTTATCTATAGGAGAAAATATGGTTATGTTATACAGCAAAAAGTCCTGTGTTCAGTGTAGGGCCACTAAGAAGGCTCTGGATGCCCGTGGTCTACCTTACAAGGAAATCCTCTTAGACGGCGACACAGAGGCTCTGGAGTACGTTAAAAGCCTTGGGTACATGTCTGCGCCAGTTGTAGTATACGGCAGCGAGAGCTGGGCTGGTTACAACCCAGATAAGATTAGTTCAATAAAAATGTAAACT